ATACAGTAGATGCCAACACTGCGTTTCAGTCTAATCTAGATGGCCCATTTATTAATATACCCAATCATGCGGTTACTCATATATATGGAGCAACTCCCAACTACGCCGTTAAGAAATTTGGCAAAGCCAGTATGCATTTTTCAAATAAAGAAGGTGGAAATCTTATTGATAGGATGAATCTTGGCGGCAGCAGTTGGACCACACGCCCAATGGACATATATTACAATGATATGACCATTGAATTGTGGGCTAATTGGTGGGACGCTGCAGCCGGCGGCAAAGCACCTACTGCAACATATGGCAATTGCCTGATGCACTACGCGGGATCACTGATGATAGGTATAAATTCCGCCGGACAATGGATTTTTAGACGACAGGGTGGTGGTGGAACCAGCCCTACTATATACTGGGCTATAACCTCACCCGTGTATGCTGCTACAGTAACTAATAACGCCTGGGATTTTGTAGCATTTGTTCGCAGGGGCGGAAACTATTATTTCTATATTAATGGCGTTGAATATCCTGGAACCAATTATGGTAGTAATTTTGGTACATACGCATCAAATGGTCCTACTACCAATATAAATGATACGCCCACAGGTAACTCACTGCATTTGGGATGTGATACAAATGTGGCAGGAGAGACTTCATGGTCGGGTAATGTACAAGATTTCAGAGTTACGCATATAGCTAGGTATGATACTGTAGTAATTAATAATGTGCCCACAATGTGTCATAGGGGTACAAGAACGCCGGCGTTGCCCACTGCTCTATTTCCAACTAAATAATTATGATTATATATAACTTTCCAACTAGTCCTACTGACAACCAGACTCATACTTATAACGGCAGAGTCTACACTTTTAGCCAAGCTGATCTGGCTTGGTATTCGCCTACAGTAAGCAATGACACAGATCCTGCATTGATATCAGCGGAAACAATAGGCAGCGGCGTTCGTGTGGTATTCAATGTACAAGAACTTGCGGTTGATATGCAGTGGGCCCAAGTACGCCACATACGTGACATCAAAATCAATGAAATAGAATGGCGTTACAATCGCTATGCCAGACTGGCCAGACTGAACTTGACTCAGATTGATTCTATCACAGATTTGGACAGTTATGTTCAGGCTCTGGCTGACATCACCTTACAATCCAGTCCCACTGATGTTTCTTGGCCCACAATGCCATAATTGTATTTTATGGGCTGATGTTCTATCAAGATAAGTAGTTATCTAATGAACCCATTTCAATTGAACTATGAAACCAGATTGTCTAGTTGGCATGCGTTAAAAGCTGAAGTGGCACCAGCTGAACTGCAGGTCAAGTGCCAGTCCATTGACAATTGGTGGCAAAGGGCACCACTAGTTGCCCATTACCTACACACTCACGATATCCAAAGTTGGCCCGGACCCTGGGAACTTTTGGTAGAAAACACCTACTGTGAGGTTGCAAGAGCACTGGGAATGTGTTATACTCTGTACATGACTGGCACACAGGACTTTGAATTGGTAGAAGCCACAGACAACATGGGCAATGATGTGGTATTAGTCCTTGTGGACCGCGCAAAATATATACTTAATTATTGGCCCGACACAGTGTTAAATAACTGTCTACAAGACTTTAGTATCAAAAAACAAATAGACCTAGCTGTACTAGTACAAAAATTATAATACGGAAGATCAATGAACATAAACGTAATTAAGCGCGATGGGGAAGTCGTTCCTCTAGACATCAACAAGATTCAACGACAGGTAGCATTTGGCTGCAAGGGCATAGATAACGTCAGTCCCAGCATGATTGAAATCAAAGCCCAAATTCAATTACACGATAAGATCAGCACAGAAACAATCGACGAACTATTGCTCAAGGCCATGGTTGATTTGATTGATGAGAGCGAAAACCCAGATATCAACAATGTAAACTATCAATATGTAGCAGGCAGACAAAAAGTCAGCATGTTGCGTAAAGAAGTATATGGCGTGTATGAACCGCCCAAACTGTATGATATCGTTAAGAAGAATGTGGATGAGGGCATGTATACTACTGACTTGCTTGACTGGTACACTGAAGATGAATGGAATATCATTGACCTGTTTATTGACCATGGCAAGGATGAACAATACTCCTACGCGGCTATCGCACAATTATGCGAAAAGTACCTAGTACAGAACCGTGCCACTGGTCAAATTTTTGAGACTCCACAGGTCAGATATGCTATCGCCGCAGCTACTGCGTTTCATAATGAAGATAAAGACAAGAGGTTAAAATATGTTAAAGAATATTATGAATGCGCTAGTGATGGTCAGTTTACTTTGGCTACCCCTGTACTTGCAGGCCTGGGTACTACTACTAAGCAGTTTAGTTCTTGTGTTCTTATTACTAGCGATGATACTCTTGACAGCATTTTCGCCGCTGGAGAAATGATGGCCAAATATGCCAGCAAACGTGCTGGCATTGGCTTAGAGATTGGCAGAATCAGACCAGTTGGCGCACCCATTAGAAACGGTGAGATCAAACACACTGGCATGATCCCTTTCCTAAAAAAATGGTTCGGCGACTTACGCAGTTGCAGCCAGGGCGGAGTCAGAAATGCCAGTTGCACAGTTACATTCCCCATATGGCATTATCAGTTTGAAGATTTAATCGTATTAAAGAACAATCAGGGCACTGAAGAAACACGTGTAAGACAAATGGATTACTCGGTGGTGGTGAGCAAGATGTTCTGGAACAGATACAAGAACAATGAGAACATCACACTGTTTGATCCCAACGATGTGCCTGATTTGTATGAAGCATTCTACAGAGATACAGCAGATTTTGAACGCCTGTACACCATGTACGAAACTAAAAAGGGCATCAAACGTAAGGTGTTGCCAGCAGTTGAGGTATTTAAAAATGGTATCTTAAAAGAGCGAACTGACACTGGCAGAATCTATTTGGTCAACATTGATAATGTTATCAATCAAGGTCCATTTGATACCAAGGTCAATCCAATCTATCAGAGTAACCTCTGCCAAGAGATACTGTTGCCCACTAAGCCATTTCAACGTATTGAAGATGACCGCGGCCGTATTGCCCTATGCACACTGGGCAGTATAAATTGGGGTAGCTTTAAGAATCCACAGGACATGCGCAAGTCGTGCAGACTGTTAGTACGTAGCCTGAGCAATCTGTTGACATACCAAGATTTCTTGAGTATACAAAGCCTGTTGGCCAATAAAGAATTTGAGCCACTGGGTGTGGGTGTTACCAATCTGGCCTACTGGCATGCCAAACGCAGCTTCAAGTATGGCGAACCAGAAGCACTGGCTGAGGTCAAGCGTTGGATGGAACATCAGGCCTATTATTTGACTGAAGCCAGTGTTGAATTGGCTGAAGAACGTGGTGCATGTGAGTTGAGCAGCCAAACGTATTACGGTAAAGGCATCTTTCCCTGGGAGCGCAGAGCACCAGGTGCCAATGAACTCACAGACTTTGCTCCCAGCATGGATTGGGAATCACTCAGAGTCAAGCTGCTCAAGCATGGTATCAGAAATGCTACACTGATGGCAATTGCTCCAGTAGAATCCAGCTCAGTGGTATTGAACAGCACCAATGGTATTGAAATGCCCATGGAACTGATCAGCGTTAAAGAATCAAAAGCTGGTTCATTTGTGCAAGTGGTGCCAGAGTACAAACGATTGAAGAATCGTTATCAGTTGATGTGGGATCAGCGTGATTGCATAGACTACTTGAAGACCTCAGCAGTTTTAGCAGTGTACATTGATCAGAGCATAAGTACTAATACCTTTTACAATCCAGCTTACTTTGAAAACGGCAAGATCCCTGCAACACTGATAGCCAAGAACTTGATGTTGGCATACAAATTTGGTTTAAAAACAATGTATTACAGCTTGATTAATAAGTCAGGCAGCAAAGCACAGCTAACCGATGCCAAAGACAACATCATTGAGTTTAAGGTAGAAACACCAGATGATGACGATTTTTGCGAAGCATGCGTCCTCTGATTGAATTACATAATAAGAAAACACTAATGAGCACAGAACAATATAATATAAGCAAGCAGACCAATTATCTAAAACGCACAATGTTTTTAGATGAGGCAGGTCCAGTTACCGTACAACGATTTGAAGAAGTCAAGTATCCGCGTTTAGCCAAGTATGAAGAAACTGCACGTGGATTCTTTTGGGTACCAGAAGAAATCAGCTTGACCAAAGACAAGATGGATCACAAAGATTCAAGTGATGCTATCAAACATATCTTTACCAGCAACCTATTGAGACAAACTGCGCTGGACAGTATACAGGGCAGAGCACCAAGTCAGGTATTCAGTCCAGTTATCAGTATCCCGGAACTGGAAGCACTGGTAAGCAACTGGAGTTTTTATGAGACAAATATTCACAGTAAATCATACAGTCATATCATACGCAATGTGTACAATGTGCCCAAAGAGGAGTTCAACAAGATACATGATACAAAAGAAATAGTAGAGATGGCTGCCAACATTGGACGCTACTATGAAATATTGCATCAGTTAAATTGCAAGAAAGAATTAGGTCAACCAGTAAGTACCCACGAACACAAGCGAGCAATTTGGATGGCATTGCATGCCAGCTATGCACTGGAAGCACTGCGCTTTATGGTAAGTTTCGCAACAAGCTTGGCCATGGTAGAAAACAGAATCTACATTGGCAATGGCAACATCATCAGTTTGATCCTACAAGACGAACTGCTACACACTGAATGGACCGCATGGCTGATCAACAATGTGAAAAAAGATGATCCTGTATTTCAGGAATTGGAAAACGAATGCAAGGAAGAAGTATATGATTTGTATAAAGAAGTAATCAAGGAAGAAAAAGAATGGGCAACCTACCTGTTTAGTAAAGGGGTAGTAATTGGATTGAATGCTGAAATTCTACAAGATTTTGTAGACTGGACCGCATTCAACAGACTGAAGGATATTGGCATTCGCTATATGGACAATCATCCTAAAATTAGTCCTATTCCCTGGTTCAACAAGCACCTGAACATCAACAAGAAACAGTCAGCACTACAAGAGACTGAATCAACCAACTATGTTATTGGTGCCATGTCAGACACAGTGAATTACGACGAATTACCAGAATTATAAGAGGTCATTATGTTAAAAAAGATTATAGCTATTGGAATTCTTGCTGCTGCCACCGGTACAATTACGTATACTGCATTTCCCACTGCAGTAAACGATCAAATTACCGATTCAGTTACACAAGTAAATCCCAACATTGAGCAATCAGACAAGATCAATGGTAAAGTTCCACCGAACAAGCCAAGTAAGACTATGTTTGAATCTAGAGTAATTACGCAAGATATATTGGATGCTAAGGGCAAGCCAACAGGATGGACAATCGTAACATCACGTAGTGTAAGAGATCAAAATACACGTAGCCCTATTCATGTACATCCTCACGGTGGTCAAACGTGTGTAGTATCTGGAGAGATGAGTTTGTACCTAGACGGTGAACCCACAGTACAAACAGCTGGACCTGGTGAATGTTATTGGATGCCATCTGGGCGTAGAATGAGTGGAGTTAACTCTGCTGACAGTCGTACTATAATGATTGACACATTTGTAGTACCTAAAGGAGAGCAGGTTTGGATAGTAGTAGAACCAGGCATGACAGATGCACAAGATCAATTTGATAAATTATTCAAGACAGAGAAACATTCACATTAAGAGAAAAATTATATGTTAAACAAAAGTAAACAATAATTAGTAATCAGCAGTACAAGAAACTGAATCAACTAACTATGTAATTGGAGTAATGTCCGATACAGTAAATTATGATGAATTACCTTCGTTGTAATAATCAGCAGAGCAATACCAAAAACACACTATACTAGGAGAAATATATGGAAACAATTTTAGGATCAATTTTATGGTTGTCATTTGCATGGACACCAATGGGAACATTTGAAGCCAATGGGCAATGTTTAAACGTCAATTCCAATACAGCATTATTTAGTTTAGTCGGAACCACATATGGTGGCGACGGCCGAAATAATTTTTGCTTACCAGATTTACGCCCCAAGAACAAAGACGGAAAGCCAGATCCAACTTGGGCCAATGGTCCACGTGCAGTCATTGTAGCCAATGGCATTTATCCATCACGCCCATAATATGAAAGCAATAGTATGGAGCAAGTATTTTTGCCCTCACTGTGAGCAAGCAAAGGCATTGCTCACTCAACGGGGCATTGAGTTTGAAGAAAAGAAGATAGGCGACGGGTTTACCAAAGAAGATTTATTAGAAGAAATCCCAACAGCCAGAACAGTTCCGCAGATTTATCTTGACGGTCAATTGATAGGTGGATTTACAGAACTTAAACAACACTTACAACAGAAAGCTATATGATTAAAGAAAACCAAATCTATGTATTTAAATTGAATTCAGGCGAAGAATTGCTGGCCAAAGTGGTAGCAATTGCAGATGCATACTATACAATAACCAACCCAGTGTCAATTGCACCCAGTCAACAGGGTTTGGGCATGGTTCCCAGCTTGTTCACTGCAGATATGGACAGTGAAATTAGACTAAATACTAGTGCAATAACAGTTAGTGCTATACCAGCTGAAGAAATTCAAGTTAAATATATAGAAGCAACAACTGGTTTAGTAGTTCCCGAAAAGAAGGTTATTTTAGGATAAGATATGCCAAAGTTGAGCAGACAGGGTGATAAGAATCAAGCAGGCGGCGCCATACAGCGCGGCGCAGCTACGGTGTTTGCCAACGGCACGGCTGTGGGCCTGCATGTCAGCTCAATCACTGCTCATGCTCCCTGGGAATCTCCCCACTCAACTGCTACAACTTCCAGTGCCAGTCCAACTGTCTTCTGCGAAGGTGCCCAAGTACTCAGAGTGGGATCCACTAATACCTGCGGTCACAGTATAGTAACAGGCAGCGAGGACATTTTCGTACCATGAGTCAACAGGGAAAATTAAGTCCATTGGGAATCAATGTGCTGACCTCACTGTTAAGCAGTCAGGGTTTGGCCATCAACGCCACTGCATCACAGTACATGGGATCCAGTACTGGTGTATCACAGTATACCAAGGGCTCTATAATTTCTTCTACTGTACTAGACAAACTGGTCAGTGCAGTCAGATTGGCCTACACTCAAATAGGCACTACGGTAAGTCAACCAGTATATGACAGTTTGATAGCCCTGGGATCTAGTACAATACCAGCCTTGGGCAACAGCAAGCCCACAGCCTATACGCCCACTTATACAGGCGAAGCCACCAGCTATGGATTCTTGCGTACACTGCCACTACAAGCACACACTGTGTTTAACTATGGGAACAGTTACGCTGCATTTGTAAACAGCTTTATGATGGCACATGGGTTCGCACAACAGAGCAATAAAACCATAGCCAGCTTGATCAATTCCAAAGACTATTTGTCTGGTGTGTACAGCAACATGAATGATTTAATCACTGGTGATGTCACTGGTGTATCAATAGCAACTACCTATTGGGGACAGGATCTAATAGCCACTGGCAGAGCAATTGATCTGACTAAAATTGCCACCTTTGGTAATCCACACGATTTACTGGTCACCCTGGCCACTAACAATTCAATAACCAAGGCAGTGAACATAGCATTGGTGGCTGCTGGACTAACCACTACAGAAATAAATCAGTTGGTATCTGGTGCCACTGTGACCACTGTAGATCAACAGAGAAAGATATACAGTGCGTTCTCCATCGTCATGGGCAATGATCTAAGTGAAGTGGTGATACCACTGAATGTGCAGATACCCATTAGAACGGTGCCCACTGGAGTTGGCCTAGATTCACTGGCTGATTTACTAAATCCAAGAAAACTATTTCCCACCAGTTATGTAACGCTCACTGTGCCCAGATACAACGTTACCAGCCAACCCACCAACAGCAAGATTTATTATCTGGTGTACAATAACACTGGTATAAATTCACAGCTGGCTGAGTTTGGCTACGGTAAGACTCTCATGGGCATCATTCCAGATGATGTGGCTGTTGCATGTGGTGCATTCAGTGCCAGTATGCAGCAAATTAAAAACATCAGCTCAATGAACATTGAGAAGTTTGCTCAAGTGGTCACTCACTTAGAACCCACTACTGAATTGCCATTGGTCAACGGAACCGATCTGCCAGTGGCAACTGCCGGTATAGATGCAATACTCAGCACCATAAGTAAGGGCGCAGGCGACAACGGTACATACTCAATGTATGATTTCTTTGGATCAATGACAGGAATTAACTACGCATTGAGTAGTGTGCAGGATCTGATCACTGAACTGCAGACCACTGATTTGGTTAATATTTACAGTGGTATATTGGCAGAAGTAGCTTCACCAACTGCCGCCACAGATGCCAATTTAACTGCACTGATAGCACAGGCTAATGCAGAGATACAATCAATATATAACAACAAACCAGCGCAAGCACAAGTATTAAATGATTCATGGAGAAATATAGGAACACTATTAAGTAACGAAATCGCAGCAAGAACTGAAGCAATACCTGATGCCACTAATGTGTTGTCCAATAACGCAACAATTTATAGTTTTATTGACAACATTAACGGGGTATATGCTGAAGAAACAGAGGGAAAACGGGCAGCAGACGTTTTGGAATCAATCTGTGACTTAACAACAATAGGAGGGCAAAGTATAGTAGCAACAATGCGTGAAACACGAAACGCAAAAAGGTTAGGGTTTGTGGGAGGAGTATTAGACAATGATATTCCAGATGTAATACCCACTGCACCCGTTAATGGATTGGGAATAACACGAGTAACCGGTGCCGCAATTGTACCCGGTAGTTTCGCAGGATCTCCAGAAACTAATCTCATTCCGTCAAATTTAGATATATTTAATATATCGTCAGTTTTATTACCATCAGTAGTCACACCACAGGATGCCGTTGAACAGGTCATCTTTTGTAATTGTGATTGCTGGAGTGATCTTTGAACTTATAACTAACCAGTTATAACCAAACTTCTTGTAATACTATATCCTATAGTGTATACTATGGGTGAAAGGAAACTTTATGAAATACCTACCTTGGGTAAGTGCCAAAACATTTCTAACAACAGTTGGAATCTTTTTCTTTGGTTTATTCTTACTAGCAAACAGTAGCACACTGTTAACTCTTGTACAACCAAAACAAGAGTTAGCCGAAGTAAAACCCATTGCAAAACGGGTGGATGCAAAACAACTTAAATGTTTAGCAACCAACATATTCTTTGAAGCGGGCAGTGAGAGCGAAGCGGGCAAAGCAGCAGTTGCGCGAGTGGTAATGAACAGAGTAAAACATGGATTTGGTTCCACTCCCTGTTCAGTTGTATATCAGACTGCCATGGTGTCAAAGTCCAATGAAAACACTGAGGGCACAACCGATACTCGCAGTGTCAAGCTGTGTCAGTTCAGTTGGGTGTGTGAGGGTAAAAACTCTCCACATACATCGGATCCCAGATACAAACAAAGTGAGCACATTGCATATCGTGTGTTAGCATTTGATGATTACAAAAACGTGATCCCCAGCACTGTGTTGTTCTTTCATAACCTAATGGTAAGTCCCTCTTGGCCACACAAGCGAGTGATCAAGATTGGCAACCATATCTTTTATGAGAAAACCAGTAAGCACAAACGTGGGCAAAAGAAGGTTATAGTAGCAGACGCTAATTGATAGGTGATATATGACTACCCAATCCAAAAACAAGTCAGGCCCCATATGGGGAACTATAGTAACTGTGATATTAATAATCGGTTGTGTGTTGACGGGACCAATTGTGGGAATATGGGCGCTGAACACCCTATTTCCGCAATTGATGATTCCATATACTGTGCTCAGTTGGTCAGCATTTATGGCACTGATTGGCATACTGCACATAGCGTGTGCCAGCTAGCGCAATGGCCACCCTACTCCGAAGTCCTCTCAGAGGCAAATGGCAGTTGTCCAAGTATGAAGAACGAGCAGAAGCCGATCCCAGTGACACGGTTGCTCATGACATGATTGATTACTATCAGCATGAAAGTGCTCTCAAGCTGGAGAGGGAACAAGATCCTGAATGGCAACAGAATAACCTAGAGTATGATTTGCGTACCAGTGATGCTATTGCTGAAAAATGTAAGAATGACGATTACGCACAGCACTTGTACGCTGCCATGTGTAATAATGATTTTATGAAAAATGCAGTTATACCAATACTCACTGAGCAAACGTGGGGATGCAGCTGGAGATATGCTGGCGGTATTGTAGCTGACATACAACAGCAGGGTGATTATATAGATTGGTATTGTTCTGGCATACAGGACGAAAAACCTGAACACCCAGAGTTTGTATCAGAAGGAACAGTAACAGAGGAAATACGACAGGACCTGTTTGACCTGGGTTGGTTAGTGGTTGATGGCAACGATAAATATAAATGATAGGAGAACTACTATGTTAGAAACCATGTTTTATATATTAGTTGGTGCATTCGTTGGTTGGAATTTTCCTCAGCCATTCTGGGCCAAGATCATTGAAGAAAAGATCAAGACAATACTGGCAAAAAAATAACAGTACCAGCAGTGTGTTACAACATGGGAGCCACTGGCTCCCATGTTTTTGTTACTTGACTTTTGCTTCTAGTACTGCTATTTTAGCTTTTAGTTCATTGACAGTGGCCGATAGTTCTTGCATGGCCTTGATCATTGGACTTATAAATTCTTCGTAGCGTAGGCTTTGCTGACTGGTGGCATCGTCTTTGTCAGCCAATGTCCATCCAGCAAAATCTGTGTTACCCACTGCCTCCAGTGCAGCCTTTACTTCTTGTGCAATCAGACCCCAGTGAGTTCTTGTACCAGGAATCACTTCAGTAATAATTCTACCTGCAGTAGCATCCTTCGGTACCGCCACTCCCTCAGGAATTTCAACACCATCTTTGTCAAGATATGCTTGTCTTATCGTTTTATTCTCACCTGCTATCAGCTTGTATGATACCGGTCGCAGCTTGTTAATAAAAGCCAATCCCAGTGTAGCAGTGGCAATTTCAGTTTTTAATCTCTGGTCAGATCCAACTATAGCAGCGTTTACTAGATACAGGTTTCTCCACCTAACACCAGTTGCCCCAAGATCAGCATTGTTGTTAGAAATTGGTGTTAAATGTCCATCACTGGAAACCATAACTCTATCTACTGCTCCATTAGTTGTACCAGCAGTTGAGAAAATTATATTAGTTGGAGCACTGTTTGTGGTGAAGTTAGCCTGCGCATGCATCCTGAACCCAGCTGAATACATCCATGCGGTACCACTCCAACCATACGACCTATAACTACTCAATGCATCATACGCCGCAGTCGCTGTTTTAGCACTCACGCTACCTCTAGCAAAATAGTTATTTACCAGTGGAGCGTTATCTATTCCGTACCCTATGTTATTAACACCATATGGCTGATTTACATACTGAGCGGCTCGTAGTCCGGTACTAGTATTTACATACTGCATATTATACCCAATTGAGCCTTTTTGATCGGCTAATGCATCGATTTCAAAAGCTTTTCCTACACTGTCAAGTATAGTGTTATCAATCATGTAGCCGGCCACATTTGGTCCAATTTTTATTGCAGCATTATATGGAGGATCGTACAGCAGACAATCATCTATCATCACTCTTCCTGCTTCGATAGAAACGTGATATTTAGTAACAGGAGACCAAGAGGTACATCCTATCATTCTGTGCGCTTTCCCTCCGCCGGCGTCAAACTGATATCCAATTTCGTGACTGGCATGCTTACAATCAGTCAGTGCGATACCACTAGCACCTCCTGTTATATAGAATCCTTTAGTACCCGCTCTTGCTGCGACTGATGCCGCACTTAGTCCTGTGTCACTGCCAAATGCATCTGAACCACACGCATATAACGACATATTCCAGCCCTCTAATTGGAACCCTATCTTATATCCAAATGAGAAACAATTACTTACTTCGCTCCAATCATTGCCTGCAGCGAATCTGAACGCAATACCATTACGCCAACTTTGAATGGATTGATTGGATTGATTTACAAAACCCCAAAAATGACAGGACATAGTTCTACCCACATCAAATACCGCCGTGGTATAAATTCCATTAATATTATCACCAGTTACATGTTCGAATACGTGTCTGCCACAACCGTTACCATATATGGCTTGATTAAATCCTGCAATATGACAGTATCCCACATAACAATCATTTCCAGTTTGCATTCCATTACCTACCCAAACTGCAGTGCCAGCGTATTGACCAACTACAGTTTGTGCATCAAGATCAGTAGTAGGTATTCTTAAGCCTTTTCTAAGAATATACAGCCCTTTAACGCCACCTGCTGCACTACCTGTTGTATGACATACTTTAATGCTATACAAAGAATTGAGTATAATAGTGCTTTTTATCGCGTTGAGAGTGGTATCATTGAACCCAAATCCTTGCGTACCAATGGCAGGAGTGGTATGAAATCCTTTAAGTACGGTTCTAGCTGGAATTAATATGTGCCCACTGTCAACTAAACATCTCATATCTTGTGGGATAACCACTTCACCACCACCTGCAGCACCTACTGCGGCTAATGCAGCATTGATCGCAACTGTATCATCATTGACTCCATTTCCCACTGCACCATATGCCTTGACACTTACTACGTTATTAGTAGCTGCAGTGCCGGCACCACTGGCTGCTGTTTTGTCGATGTTATTCAATATCTGTTTTACAGGAGACCCAGTGGAATAGTCATTTACTGCACCCAACTTGGCCTTCAGTATATTACCCATGATAGAGTAATTGGTAGTGCCTGTGCCACCCACCGTGACTCCGTAATCTGCAGTAGTCAGGCTGTTGGTCAGTTGATTATCTGTTATTATCATGTCAGTACACGAAGTCAGTGATATCACATTGGTAGCAGTGATGGCATCAAATTGTACTCCTCGGATTGATACCCCAGTAACACCAGTACAGTAAATTGCAGCAGTTCCTGAATTGGCATTACCGGTGATCAAGTTCATGCCACCACCATTGATATTGATTTGTTTTACAGTACCAGTTCCAGATTTAGTAATGTGTATTGCGGCGGAAGTGTAATTGACAAAATAGCAACTTAATATATGTATTTGAAATATATTACTGGTGTCTGTTCCACTGATTCCCAGAGCCCATTCTCCAGCTGGAGAACCTGGTCCGTCAAATTGACAGTTACTAAACCAAATATCACCTATACTGGCTGAGCTGCTTGCTGATATACTAGTGCCTGAAAAGTAAATGTCACAATCCTGAAAATGTATTCCGCGTACCTCACCACCGGCCACAGCCGATTTTATCAACAGTGGTGGATATGTGTTGTTACCGCCAAAGTCACATGAATACAACATGATGTCACCGGTAAACGAGCTTGCCAATTTAGTTTCAAATACTACACTGCTTGAGCGCATAACTAATCTGCTGACTGCAATATGTCTGCATTCTTCAAATCTTATTTCACCAGCAGGTCCCATTGTTTGTGAACCTGCGCCATTAAAATTGGCGGTGGTGATGTCACTTATTGAACCCCATTGCCAATTATCACACCAGTAGCCGGTCTGTCCTATTTTCATTGCCTTAGTGGTGGTACCTGCAAGAAAGCCATCAAACCAAATACCGGATATTTCTATGTCGCCTGTACCTCTGCCAGTGGACCTGTCTGCAAAAATACAACGCGGTACCACTTTGATAGCATAGTCGTTGGCAATAGCACTGGTGGGCAGTATGAGAGCATTATTTCCGCGCAGCTTGGCATGGTATGATTTGGTATCTGTACTACTTTTACCATGCTTGAAAGTTAGTGGAGCAGTAATTTTATATTTTTTACCCTCAACCAGTTCAACAATCAAATCATTGGTTTGTGCGTAGTTGATCGCAGCCTGTATACTTAGGGTATCATCGGTGACGCCATCACCAACCGCGCCATATGAGGATACTGATACTCCACTAGTAGTTGCACTAATTTTACCATCGGCTGCCACTTTGATTGTGGTGTTGTCTACATACACTCCACCTACTGCAGTTGAGGTGATACCAGCTTTTGGCAATACATAGCTGCTTGACACTGCACTGATTTTACCATCGGTTGCCACAGTGATAGTTGTGCCATCGGCTATCACTCCACCCAACGCACTGGTTGTGGCTTTTGGTAGGGTGTAGCTACTTGCAGGTACAGTGAGTTTACCATCGGCTGCCACTTTGATTGTGGTGTTGTCTACATACACTCCACCTACTGCAGTTGAGGTGATACCAGCTTTTGGCAATACATAGCTGCTAGCAGCCGCACTGATTTTACCGTCAGTACCTACTGTGATAGTTGTACCATCTGCTATCACCCCACCTTTGACACTGGTGGTAGCAGTTGGTAACACACTGGCAATTTTACCATCGGCTGCTACCGTGATAGTTGTACCATCTACATATACCCCACCTTTGACACTGGTGGTAGCAGTTGGCAAGGTGTACGCTGCTGGTATTGGTGGTTTGTTAGTCAAGTCAGTATAACTGCCTGAGAACAATGGTGGTTTGCTAGACAAGTCAGTGTAGCTACCAGAGGTTGCCACGGTGGCTAGTGCAGTCCATGTTAGCGTACCTGAGCCGTTATTTTTTAATACGCCCGCAGCATTGGTTGGCAAAGCTACACCAGTGCTAGTAACAATTCCTGTAACCGAATCAACACTTAATCCAGCGCCAATTTTAATGCCTCCCAGGGTGGATGAACTGGCTTTTGGCAATGTGTAGCCGCTGGTACCTCCGCCGGTGGCTGTAATTTTGCCGGTACCATCAACTGTGATGGTAGTACCATCCACTGTTACTCCACCCAATACACTGGCTGTGGCTTTTGGTAATGCGTATGCAGCGGCCGCAATTTTACCATCGGCTGCTACTGTAATAGAGGTACCATCCACATACACTCCACCTTTGACACTGGTGGTAGCAGTTGGCAAGGTGTACGCTGCTGGTATTGGTGGTTTGTTAGTCAAGTCAGTATAACTGCCTGAGAACAATGGTGGTTTGCTAGACAAGTCAGTGTAGCTACCAGAGGTTGCTACTGTGGCCAACGGAATCCAGGTCAATGTTCCACCGCCATTATTTTTTAATACGCCTGCAGCATCAGTTGGCAATGTTACGCCACTACTGGCCGCAGATGCATTCAAGAAGCCAGCAGCATTTACTGACAAATTGGTTCCTACTTTAACTACACCTGCCACACTAGTGCTGGCAGCTGGCATACTAGCGGTCAAGTTTCCGTTGCCATCGATACCTATATTGCCTGTTGCTGGTACTTTGACAATGCCCAGAACAGATGAACTGGCCATGGGAACGTTAGCCCATGTCAATGTACCTGATCCATTGTTTTTTAAATATCCAATTGCATCTGTGGGTAATGTAGTTCCACCACCTGCGCCTGTTGCACCCCTGGGTATAGTAAAATTAAGAATCGCAGCACCAGTTGTACCTGAGTTAGTAACACTGGCTGTTCCGCCTGCAGGTCCTGTTGTAGTAGTACCCACTGTTACTGTAGCAGCTAAGCCCTGAATTCCCTGTGGTCCTTGAAGTCCCTGAATTCCCTGCGGTCCTGGTCCACCTGGAGGTCCAGCTAACCCAGATAATCCATTGGGGCCTGTTGGACCTGGAGGTCCTGCCACTGTACTGGCTGGTCCGGTTGGCCCAGTAGGTCCGGTTGGCCCAGCTGGTCCAGTAAGTCCAGTTCCACCTATAGCAACCCAACTGGCCGCCAGTAGGGTATTGTCAGCAGGACATACTCTCAGTGTATCATCAGTGGTGTTATACCAAAGCTGACCTTTTAGGGGATTTGCGGGAGGGGTAGTGCTGGCAAAATTCTCAAGCAGTTGAACAAAATTAGTGTTAAGTTCGTCTCCGTAAGCGGGATATCCCTTGCCCATGAGGGCTAAAGACGAACTGGTAGTGTCTAGCGTACTATCTGCTACTGTGGTTAATGTGGTTCCATCGCTTCTGACGATTATATATGGCATGTGGAAATTTCCTGGTTATAAGTATCATCTATTTATCAGGAAATTATCCAGACTGGTTAGGGCTTTATGCCTTTGTCAGAGAAATCACCATTGGTCCAGTAACCGCCTTGATAGCTTAATGGGAAAAAGAAGTTGGCAAAATCAGCTCCCGGACCGCCGGCATGAACTCCATCGCAGAATGCTTTTTTAAACACAGTTGATTGATAGTCACCTGCGGTCCAAGTGTCACCGGGATTAATATACGCTGGATTTGTTTTTAAGCATCTTCTGGTCCAATACTCTAATCCTGCAGTGTCAGGTTTTCTGTTTAAGCCATACACATCAAGCGTAACGTTAAAGTCTAATGTACCTATAGTGTTGGTTGCACTAGATTGAATAGCGACGCTATATTGCATGGTGTCGTTAATCCAAGAACCAGTAGACGATACAGATGAAATAGTGGTGGTGTTGCCTCCACCAAACGCGCCAGTACCGCTTAATTTGGTGATAACCATACCAACAGTTAATCCGGAATTTGTAGGACTGGCATCTGAACGAACGGTCATATTAGTGTTTGCATTCGCGCTTACTATCGTGCCATAAAAAGTTAGAGGATATTGAAATCCTAATTTTATCTTGCTTAAGAACAATAAATTGGCTATATTAATACCAAGCAATTTTTCTGTGTTGGTTAATCCATACTCTGCTGCCCAGTTATCGTATGTATATGCAATGGGTGCTATTTTTAAGTTGTTAGCTTGACCCCCCTCACCGGTTAATGTCACATCTGCTCCTAATCCATTGTCATTGGCATATGGAAAATATAGCAATCTATTAGGACCTCCCCTAATACTATCTAAATCAGTGTACGAGAAGGGTACCGCATCGTACATAGCGTTTTTTACGCTACTGTTAATGATGAATTGCTTAGTTTCCGCAGGAGTAGCATCTGGGTTTAGTTGTAAGTATAGGGCAACCACGCCGGCCACCTGAGGACTAGCCATACTAGTTCCACTGATACATCGTTGCTTATAGTTTGCATTTTCGTTGTATGCATATACTGGCAGGGTACTAGTGCTTGAAATATTAGTTGTTGCTACCCCTAGAGGCCATGCAGCAGTTATATTAGTACCAGGCGCCCATATGTCAACAAAAGGACCTCTGTTTGAATAACTAGCCGAACGTTCAAGTGCAGCAGTTTGTGCTAAATAGTCTACCGATCCTACTCTAATACTTTTATCCGAATACGGACTTCCAGACCGATGGTACCTGGTCATTTGCGGCTGACCCACAGCTACCAAAGTTCTAACACTCCTAGAAAACGGAGCAGTGAATATGATACTACCTGCAACATTGCCTGCACTACTACTTGAGTTAATCGTAATTTGCGATGTGCTGTCAACTGAAACGATTGTACTAGTGGCACCCATTAAACCGGCCGCACCGCCTGTTTTGGTGATAACCATACCGGCAGTTAATCCAGTAGTTGATGCAATTCCAGTGATAGTAGTTGTTTGGGTAGTACCAGTAATGGTTCCAAATAACGTTGTTGGATTAGTAGTCCTCATTATCCCAAAACTATTATAAGGTGGCCATATCTCTATCGCACTATCACTGACTACTCTGGTCACTTTGTAATAAATTGTATCGTGGGTGTACGTGCCAATGTTGCTAGGTATGGGTATGTACGGTATCAGTACTATCTCATCATCTACTTTAACAAGGGTACCCAAATTTGGCTCATTTATCACCATGCTACCCTCAGCAATATCATCAAGGTACTTCAGATAAATATTAGTATATTTGGTCAAAAATCCATCATTATAACTAGCACCAGTAGGAATGTCACCGTATAAGTTATCGTTTCCGGCAGCAACACATACGTGTACCCCTGCATCAACTAAATCGTCCAGTTCAGCATCATATGCAATTGCACTGCCCATAGAATAAGTTCCCTTCAAGCGCAGATCATATTTGTCACGTAAGGTTGCTGCAGTATCTATATTGGATTTTGTCCAGCTTACCCCTTTATGAATGCCTCTGGTTACTGACAAAAGATTTCCAGACTCAGTGGAGTTTGCATTCCATGCATTAACCGGCCTTACCCAACTCATGTTTACTACCGTTGGTCTTTTTTTCCCAGTTACTGTATCTACTGGTTTATTCTCGTGCCACTGTCTCATAATAGCCATTCCCTGCAGGCCCGTATATCCAGTAAAGGTCTTAGTACCAATTTCATAGTCGGGTTGACCAAAATCTATCTTCATCAGATATATTCTGGCATTTTTTGCCCAACCAAAAGTTTTACCCACGCTGGTACTGGCCACGTGGGTGCCGTGCCCATTAAAATCACGGTAGAACAACGAGCTTTGTGTTTTATACCCACGGTCTACTCCATCTAATAGGCTCTCTTTAAGCCAATCTATTTGCTGTATCCTATTAATCCCATTAGCGTCTTGAAATTCTGGATGATCAAGTTCTATTCCAGAATCGTTAACTATGTAGTCTACCCCAGTTCCATCTAGATGATATGGGTAACCACTGGTACTAGGATTAGTACCAGTGCCATATATGTTTGTAGGGAATGCACTGCGCAATAACCCCCAATTTTTGTAAGAACCTTGACCCCCAACTTTACTGTTTGTTGGTCTAATGAAGTTGCTGGTTTGTATATTGGATGGAACTACCACATCATCCGGCCCACCCTCAATAGAAAAAACCACAGCCAATACTCTACTGTCGTTTTTTAGTTCGTATGCTTCAGCATCGGTTAACAAGTAGAAAGTGTTTCTTGAACTGTGTGGTAACCACGTGGCAATAGCCACTGCTCGGTTGGGTATATGAGGAATATTATCAGTGACAGTTTCCATGTCATGATAGAAGCTGTCATAGTCCACGCCCTTTTTAAGCGTTACTATGTATCTTCTTAGTGTTTGAGTTTCCATTAGTGTAAATCTCTCCAACTACCAGCAGCGTACCCTTGTATTTTATTGGTAGTAGTATTATATATCATGTCGCCGTTGCTGGGCGCTAAAATTGCATCACGCAGTGCGGTAGTTACGTTCCACAGTTTGAATGGACTGCCAGTGACCTGTACTCTACCAGCAGCGGTTAGATTTAAATTGCTGTTGCTGGATACAGTGGGAGTTCCAGTGCCTGAGAATCCCGCAGTACCTTCGCCACCACTGGCGGTAGCATTCAAGAATCCATCATTATCTACACTTAAGTTAGTGCCAACTTTAACTATACCAGCTTTCGTTGTGGAGGCAACGTCAACTGTTGTTACTCCAGTGCTGGGGGCGATGGATAGGCCATCGCCAATTTTAATACCACCCAGCGCAGTGCCTGAGGCTATTTTTAATGTTGCTGCTCCGGCACTGTCAACCGACAATCCAGTGCCGATACTAACCACACCCAGGCTACTGGCAGTAGCAGTGGCTGCCTTGATAACCTCACTAGCTATTGTAATAGTGCTGCCATCAACTTTAACTCCACCCTTAACACTGGTGGTAGCGGTTGGCAATGTGTAACTTCCAGAGCCGCCTCCTGACGCAGTAACTACTCCAGTAAGTGAATCAATTGATAATCCAGTGCCAATCTTGATACCACCCAAAACACTTGAGCTAGCTATTGGTGGCGCAAATGTAGTTGGTTTACTAGATAAGTCGGTATAACTGCCACTGGTTGCCACAGTGGCTAATATTGGTTTACCGCTCAAGTCGGTATAACTGCCACTGGTTGCCACTGTGGCTAATATTGGTTTACCGCTCAAGTCGTTATAACTGCCACTTGTTGCCACTGTAGACAGCGCACTCCAGGTCAGTGTGCCTGCACTATCACTCTTTAAGAATCCAGCAGATTTTGCTGGTAGTGTAGTTCCACCACCACTGGCACTGGCATTTAATACGCCATTGGTCACCGTTAATCCAGTGCCAACTTTAACTATGCCTGCCACAGTGGTGCTGGCATTGGGCAAGTTAGTCCAGTTCAATCCGCCACTTCCATTGTTGATTAGATATCCTGCAGCGTCGGTTGGCAGAGCCACCCCACTGCCACTTATCGTACTGGCATTGAGTACGCCATTGATATCCACACTTAAATTGGTTCCTATTATAATACCGCCCAGTGTACTGGTGGTGGCTTTTGGCAATTCATACACGCTGGGTACTACAGCAGACAATACACCATCTAGTGTAATACTAAGATTGTCGCCCAATTTAATACCACCCACCGTGCTGTCTGTGGCAACTGGTATATTAGCCCAGGCCAATCCACCCACACCGTTGTTCTGCAAGAATCCGGCTGCACTTGTGGGTAGAGTTGATCCACCACTGGTTGATGGACCTGGAGGCCCTGGCGGACCTGCCACTGTACTACTTGGTCCAGGAGCTCCTGGAGGACCTGCCACTGTACTAGCTGGGCCTGTAGGACCAGGAGCTCCAGCTGGGCCAGTGAGTCCGGTAGGGCCAGTCTCTCCGGTACGACCGGTTAATCCAGTGGGGCCAGCTGGCCCAGTGGGACCGGTGGGTCCAGTAGCACCAGGTAATCCCCTGGCTCCCACTGCCACCCATTGTGAGGCCAGTGTAATCTTATCAGTGGGCGCGATTCTCAGTATGTTGTCAGTGGTATTGAACCAGAGTTGACCCTTAAGTGGGTAAGCCGGCGGAGTCGCACTGGCAAAGTTTTCTGTTAATCTGACAAAATTGGTGTTCATGGCCAGACCAGAATCTGGATAGCCCTTGCCCACTAGGGTCAGTGAACTTGCTTTGGTATTAAGTGTACCATCTTGTATGGTAGTTAATGTTGTACCGTTGCTGCGTATGATTGTATATGGCATGGATTGTTCCGTTTACTTGTATTTATCGTCAAATTCAAATAAGTTCCGGCAATTTAACCAGACTGCTTGCGCTCACTGGCCAGCCAGCGTATAATAGCTATAAATTAAGGAGAAACTATGTCAGTTACACTACAGAATTTAGAATCAGCACTGGCTGGTGAGAGCATGGCTCACATCAAGTATCGTTATTTTGCTAAACTAGCTCGTGCTGAGGGCTTTGAAGAAATTGCTCGTCATTTTGAGCATACAGCAGATCAGGAATTGCTGCATGCCTGGGGACATTTGGAATTGCTGGTTGGCAAGCCCAGTACTCGTGAATGCCTGGAAAAAGCAATTGAGGGTGAAACATACGAATTCACTCAGATGTATCCACAGTTCAAAGCCATCGCAGAACTGGAAGGCAATATGCATGCTGCCCAGATTGCCAAAGAGCAAATCACCGAAAGCCAAGCTCATGCTGAGCAATTTATGGCTGTTTTGAACAAAGCAGAAAAACGTTTTGCAGCACTGGCCAAAGTTGAACAACGTCATGCTGCAGCCTATCAACAAGTATTGGAGACACTATGAGCGAAACTCACGTATGTGTGGTATGTGGCCACGAACACGATGAAGCACTAGAAGGTGCATGGAACACACTGCCAGATGATTTTGCCTGCCCAGAGTGTGGTTGCGGCAGAGAAGATTACGAGGTCTTGTAATGCAAGTTAGAGTAAACGAACAAATTGGCAGATGTGGATGTGGTCGTAGCCCAACGGGTAAATGCATTGGTTGGCATGGCTTGACAGAAAATGAATTTCAGAGTAAACTGGCTGAATACAAATTAAACGAATCAAAGTAGCAGTTATTAACCACAGTATAGGGGAATTAAATGGAAATCGCAATGGCAGCAAACTTTTTGGCAGGTTCAATATTGATGATGCTGGGACTCACCGTATTAATTATTGGCGTAGTTGCCATCAATAACATTTTGCACAAGTATTGGAAGCCTGTGAAGGTAGCAGTTTTCCATTCAATTAACTCTGACGAGAAGCCCAAACAAAAAACTGCGCTGGCTAAATCAGCTGGTTAAACAAAAATTCGCATTTAATGCACTTAAATGTATAGTATTTTCAATCAGGACTAAATAAAGCACGATGACTACTTTAACATTCAAACAACACGGCTCACATATTGCTCAGTTATGGGCGATAAATGTGCCGGCGTTTGGAATGGAAGCCACAACCAGTATCCGCAATTATGATAGAGTTGAGGGGCTTAGTTAAAGTACAGTACACATCGTGCTTTTTATCTAAACCCTGAAAATTCAAACTTTCAGGGTTTTTTGTTATATGGAGACTAAATGAAAAATGACAATCATTTTGTCAACGAACATGTATTAGACAAGGAAACTTTTGATAGACTGATACATGAAAAAATTGAACGTGCCAGACAGCAATTGCTGGCCAAAAAAGAAGTTGACAACAAGATGCAGTGTGTGATAGAATATCACATAGACTAAACTAGTAAGTGTAACAGGAGGAAACGAGGTCCTCATAGCGCACTCAAAACATGCTATAAACGGGCGGAGCCGAGGTATAAAAGCTATGCGGGTAACATAGTGAGTAAGAATCGGATGATAAAATGCATTGGATGAACATACTCCTGCTTGAACCGGGAGCCAGTGTATTTTATCATACGCTCTAACAAGAACGTCTAAATATATAATACAAGGGAGATATAATGAGCGTCCTGGCATTGGATATATCAGGGATACCAAGACAATGGATCTCTAACGAAAGCGCCATCACGTACCACGCTAAAAATTCAGTTGCTTGGAGCCTGGGCGAAGTTGTGGCCAAGTTCAGAGGTGGAATTCAGCGTGATGGTACAGCCAGTTACATTGAGTCACCCAGCATCATTGCAATCAGAGGCAATGGATTTGATCCCAACAAACATGGTAAAGTTGCACTCAGCAACAGAACACTGTTTGGACGTGACCGAAATGTCTGTGCTTATTGTGGTGACAGCTTTCACAACCATCACCACTTGTCACGTGACCACATTGTTCCAAAAAGCAAAGGTGGCACCAACACTTGGATGAATGTGGTCACTGCCTGCAAACCCTGTAACGGTAAAAAGGATGACATGACACTGAAAGAAAGTGGCATGCAATTGCTTTACATTCCCTATAGGCCAAATCATTTTGAAAACATGATTTTACAAAATCGCAACATTCTGGCAGACCAAATGGACTACTTGATGTCTGGCGTTCCCAAACACAGCAGAATATTGCGCACGACTTGACAGTAAATCAAGCATCTTGTATAATGCTTGTATTGAATGAAATACACAATCTGGCCGTAGTTAAATGGATATAACACTAGCCTTCTAAGCTTGCGTTCCAAGTTCGATTCTTGGCGGCTGGACCAAAGATTAAAATGGGGTGGAAGCATCAATGGTGATGCAGTGGACTGTAAATCCGCCGCCTAAGGCATGACTGGTTCGATCCCAGTACACCCCACCAAACAACACGGAGATAACAATGCAATATAAAGTTATCAATGCAACATATGAGGAGTTTCACAAACAAGTTGCAACTTTGATAAGTGAAGGATGGGTACCTCAAGGGGGTGTCAGTGTGATAAGAGAATATATTACTGTTCCGACAACTTATTACTTTCAAGCTTTCGTCAAAAACACTTGACGCTAATTCGTTTTGGGTGTATAATAGCTTCATACACTGAGAAAACGGAGAAAAAATGAACAACGAAATAGAACTTAATCGTCATTCAGCAGGCAAATTTGCTTGGTTCGCCGCACGTGATGCAAGGCAACGTAGTCTTACTAACTCAACATTGTACACTGATGCACAAAAAGTAACAGCAGAACGAGTTAAATTGGGACTAGAAATATGCTACTCTGCAAAAGATATTTACATTGAGTATCGCAAAAAGTTTATCTCTATCAAACTCAATCAGCCCACAGTGCGTGATCGCAAAGCTTTGGCGTTGTTAGAATCTGATTACGATAAATTTGGTTACGAAAAATGCAAGACTGCAGCGGGTGTTACTTATAGACTGTTTAAGTAACACTTGACACTAATTCGTTTTGGGTGTATAATAGCTGTATAAACTGAGAAAACAAGGAGAAACAAATGAGCAAAAATACTGAATTGGCTAAGCGTCTGCGTTGCAATATATTTGCAAATCGTGACACAGTAGATGAAGCATTGGCTTATGCTTATGAAACACTTAAAAACAACCCCACTGGACTCACTGCGCTGTATGTAGTACTTAACACAGTGTGCAATGAAATTGAAGCAAACGAAAAAGAAGTTGCATAAACGGTTGACACAAAATCAGTAGTTTGCTATAATAGTGGTATTGAATCAAGCAGCAAGCAGCAAGCACCAAACAGTGCGCTGACATGAGTACTCTTTAACAATTTAGAGCAGTAACAATGTACCGTTAGACTTCTGGTGAGGTCATCACCCTTTCAAGGTGACTAGATGGGATCGTAACCCATACGGTATACCATAGTAAAACATATTAGTTGCCCTTGCAAGCAATTGCATTGAGGACTGCGGAATCCTGAACATACAGATTACCTAGAAAAGCGAGAAACAAATTGGAAACGATTTGCCAAGCGTAAGGCTGCGTCAGGCTGGTTCATTAGTATGTTTTACTATGGTATAGTCTACCAAAAGAACGTTCCAGCGTCACTGGATACTCTGACCCGGAGGATGAGAAGTGCTATGACAAGCACGGGTGGTACACTTTAAACCGAAAGTGCGCTGGCAATGCGAGAACGGAACCTGTCGTGGAGAGGGTGGAGGCCGTGCGTGATGAAAGACTAATTGGTGAGTGCAAACTTGCTGACCAAATTTCTGATACGGTATAATTACCTCCGGGGTTCGCAGAGCATTTAACTTGAGTTATGGCAAGCGGTCCATAGACGGGAGTGTAACCCGATAGATACAGAACATAAGTATCCAACGTGATGAGCCTTGTTTGACCGTAGAGTTTAGGCAAGAAACACATAACGAAACGGCAGGCGTTAAACGGGATTACAATCGCCTAGGTAATCAAGAATATTGGGGCATTGCGCCAGATGAGACTCTCCCTTGCATACGGAGTATAATGTGATAAGTTGTATGCAGTCTACATACCTCGTCCTAGCAGATTCAGACGTTAAATGAATCTGCATATTGAAACACATTAATCTTGGGTAGTTTCGCCAAGTCTGACCGGCTTGGGTTTCCGCTATAAGATGCAAGGTAAACTAGTCCTCTCGTCAAGGTTCTTGCTAGTGTGTTTCAATATGGTATATCAGTTGTTAGTGAGTCATTCACGGGACTGGCGAAAGCACATCAAGACTCGGAATCTTGGACACTGACTACAGACGCAATGGTAGGTGCACCTGCTGTTGTTGATACACCATAATTAAGTGCTATAAGGTATGTGATCTGATCAATCACTATACGGGTCAAAGCCGCCGGCGACTGATCCTGATATAACTGCATCGGCTATGACTGGGAAGCACCCAACGTCTAAATTTGCATATAGCACTTAATTATGGTATAGCTTAATACAAGAGCAGTGGGAACACAGGTATCAACGCCTACCCATGAGTACAGGTGCAACTCCTGTTACCATAACATTATTTGATTTGTGCAGCTATTTGTTGAACCTGCGAACATGTGTCCATATGGGAGCGTCAAGCACATGCGTAGTACCCTCATCGCCACCTATACGTAATCGTAGTTCGGGGTCTACTCCCTGATCAACGTGTTTGGATACAAAACGAGCAAGAGTGGCGTCACTGGTGTATATTAACATAACGCCCTGATCATTGCACACGGTGTACATGGTAATACCAAATCTGTCTCTGGATATGTCTAGCATCACATATTTATTATGGTACAGCGTTATATAATGAGCATATATTGAAACACATTAGTTCTTGGGGTTGTTCCCAAGATAATTGTATCCAATGGATCCCTAGTGTGTTTCAATATGGGCTGGTAGTATAATGGGATTACGGTAGCTTTGCAAGCTATTTATAGGAGTTCGATTCTCCTCCGGTCCACCATTAAATGGAGTAGTAGCATAGCGGCAAATGCATCTCCCTGTCTAGGAGACCATCGTGGGTTCGAGTCCCATCTACTTCGCCAAACAAACTGATAGGAAATAACATGGCCAATGTAAAGCAGGGCAATTTGACAAGACCACCACAGTGGTGGAAACACTTGAAAGATTGGAAACGAGTATTTTGGAAAACAGAGCGTCAAGCGCACAAAGATGCAATCAAAAAAGACTGTCCCAATGGACAGTGACAAGAGTGGTAAACGAATGCAGGTGAAACTTTAAGATGAAGCAATTAACAGCGTAACCTAAAGTCGGCACCAAATTCTATGGAGAGTATATGTCAGACGAAAACGATAAGTTACAACACAGTACCCGACTGCATCAAAAAGAAAAAAAGATCAAGCGTCAAGTGCAGTTGGCCAAGAACTATTCATACCATAAACTCGGTTCTACCATGAATGATTGGAAGTATCTGACACAACCTCACCGCAACCACAAGACTGCAATCTTTAACTGCGGTGACCCCAAATGTTCAATGTGTATGAATCCCAGAAAATCTACGGGTGAAGAATCTATGCAAGAGCGTAAACACAAACAAGATAAATTATACCGGGATGATGGCAAGGGGGATTAATCTTCCTCGTCTTTAACTTTGCCCCAATCACTTTTTGCACGAATAGCAAATGCCAGTTCACGCATACGCCCGAACTCTGGTGAGGACTTTTTATGTGGGCCTGATTTTTTAAGAGCATTGTACGCTTTCAATAGCTCGGCTTTGCTCTTACCTGCATACTTGCCACGTTCTTCTGGGCTAACCACTGTGGGTTCTCCCCATTTTTCAACCAGCTGCTGATCGGCCATTTCGCTCAGAATGTCTAGGTACTTGCGTAAGAATTGTTGGTTGCTCATATTGTAACTCCTTTGATAATACTTAATATGATGCACTTGCCCATTACTACTACTTAAGTATGATAGTTGACACTAAATGCACAATCAAGTATAATACACATATACAAATTTAAAGAGAGCACAATGTTTAAGGTATATTGGACTGACCATCAAGACGTATCGTATGGCAAACAATTTGAAAAAATGACAGATGCCCTGAATTTCACACAAGAATTGCGCAACGTGCACCAGCGTAGGTTTGTTACCATGGTGAGCGAGAACCCCGACTGTACCAATCTGTTGGGTGTGAGTGAAGCCAATGCAGACTACAATTGGAAAAAACGCAGAGCATAAACAATACCCGGTTAGCTCAGTGGTAGAGCAGCAGCTTGATAAGCTGTTGGTCGCAAGTTCAAATCTTGCACCGGGTACCATTATGGTAGAGTAGCATAGTGGCCAATGCAGCACCTTCATACGGTGCCCATCGTGAGTTCGAGTCTCACCTCTACTACCAAAATAATGAATATCATTTGCTATTAGGAATAAATAATAACATCAGTGTGCCGCAAGGGCATTGGTATATAAACAATCTTGCTTAACTTAAAGGAGAAAAATTATGTCAAAGATTATCGGTATCGATTTGGGTACTACAAATTCATGTGTAGCAATCATAGATGGAAAAACAGCAAAGGTCATTGAGAATTCAGAGGGTGCGAGAACCACTCCCAGTATCATTGCCTATATGCCAGACGGTGAAATTTTGGTGGGTGCTGGCGCCAAGCGTCAAGCAGTTACCAACGCCAAGAACACGATTTACGCAAGTAAGCGATTGATTGGCAGAAAGTTCAACGAAAAAGCAGTACAAAAAGACATTAACCTAATGCCATTTACCATTGTAGAAGCAGACAATGGCGATGCATGGGTACAGGTAAACGACCGGCGCCTGGCACCACCGCAGATCAGTGCAGAAGTATTGCGCAAGATGAAAAAAACGGCTGAAGATTTCTTGGGTGAGCCTGTTACTAAAGCAGTTATCACAGTGCCCGCCTACTTCAACGACAGTCAACGTCAAGCAACCAAAGATGCAGGCACCATTGCCGGTCTTGAAGTGTTGCGTATCATCAACGAACCCACTGCAGCAGCATTGGCCTATGGTGTTGATAAAGCAGACAAGGCCGATCGTAAAATTGCAGTGTATGACTTGGGCGGCGGCACATTTGATATCAGTATCATTGAGATTGCCAACGTAGAAGGCGACAAGCAGTTTGAAGTACTCAGCACCAATGGTGACACATTCTTGGGTGGTGAAGACTTTGACCAACGCATTATGGATTTCATCATTGATGAATTCAAACGAGAATCAGGTGTTGATCTGAGCAAAGACGTACTTGCACTGCAGCGTTTAAAAGATGCAGCAGAAAAGGCCAAGATTGAATTGAGTAGTAGTAACCAAACAGATGTTAACTTGCCATATATCACGGCTGATGCCACTGGTCCTAAACATCTCAATGTTAAAATCACTCGTGCGAAATTGGAAAGCATTGTTGAAGAACTGGTCATGCGCAGCATTGAGCCATGTAAGACTGCTATTGCTGATGCTGGCATCAGTGTTGCTGACATTGATGAAGTTATCTTGGTTGGTGGTATGACTCGTATGCCCATGGTAGTAGAGCAAGTGGAAAAGTTCTTTGGTCGGTCACCTCGCAAAGATGTGAATCCAGATGAAGCAGTGGCCGTGGGCGCAGCTATTCAGGGACAAGTGTTGGGTGGTGGACGTTCAGACGTACTGTTACTTGACGTAACTCCACTGAGTTTGGGTATTGAGACTCTGGGTGGTGTAATGACCAAGATGATCCGAAAAAATACAACTATCCCAACCAAGCACAGTCAGACTTATAGCACAGCAGATCATAACCAGCCTGGTGTCAGCATCAAGGTCTATCAGGGCGAGCGTGAAATTGTAGTGGGCAACAAGGCCCTGGGCGAGTTCATGTTAGAAGGTATTGAGCCAGCACCCAAAGGCGTACCACAAATTGAAGTGACGTTTGATATTGATGCCAATGGTATTCTTGATGTTAAGGCAGTGGACAAGAAAACAGGCAAAGAAAAGCAAATCACCATCAAGGCCAGTTCAGGGTTGAGTGAAGAAGAAATTGAACGCATGGTCAAAGATGCTGAATTGAATGCTGAGGAAGACAAGAAGATTGTGGATTTAGTATTAGCTCGCAATCAACTGGATGGCAGCATTGGCAACTTAGAAAAGAAAGTGGAAGAACTGGGTGACTATGTTCCCACTGAAGACAAGACAGCCATTGAACAGGCTATCACACAAGCAAAAGCCACTGCCGCTGGTGATAACAAAGATGACATGGACAAGGCAGTGGAAACCCTACAAGAATGGTATCAAAAAACTATTCCTTGGGAAGGTGAGAAGCGCAACAAAGAAATGCCTGCGGGAGATCCAAGTCAACAAGGTGATCCAAACGTAGTAGATGCAGAAGTCAAGGAAACAAAAGAAGCTGTATAAGTTTCAAGCGGGTATAGCTCAGGGGTAGAGCGAAACATTGCCAATGTTTAGGTCGGGAGTTCGAAACTCCCTACCCGCTCCAAATTAAACCGTCTTTAGCTCAATTGGATAGAGCGTCGGGCTTCGAACCCGAAGGTTGTGGGCTCGAATCCTGCAAGACGGACCAGTATTAAAATAATCAGTAGCTGGCGTTGTCAGTTAAATAACTATACGGAAATGTGGCAGAGTCCGGTTTATTGCAGCAGTCTTGAAAACTGCCGAGTGTTAAAGCTCCGTGAGTTCGAATCTCACCGTTTCCGCCAGAATATGGTAAAATAACAGTTGACATTAATTGGCAAATCATGTATAATTGTTTCTTTAGTTGAAAGGCCTAATATGAATCTGAAATTAAAAGCAATTGGTATCACCCTAGGATTTTTTGTAATGACTGCTACAATAGGAGCAGTGGCGGCACATTTACCAGTACAGGCGATTGGCGCACTGGTGTGCATTGGTGTAGCATATTTGTTTTACACGCTGGTGTTGGGACAGTTGGAAATTACCGAATCCCTTAAAAATATTGGTAACAAAAACACAGAAGTAAAAACCAAGTAGTAATCTGGAGACGTGGCCGAGTGGTCGAAGGCACTTCCCTGCTAAGGAAGCATATGGGCTTAAACCTGTATCGTGAGTTCAAATCTCACCGTCTCCGCCAAGAACATGCAGTAAGTAAATATATTGGCTAATAGCTCAGTCGGTAGAGCAAATGACTGTTAATCATTAGGTCCGTGGTTCGAGCCCACGTTAGCCAGCCAAATATTATAAAGAGGAAACTATGGCAGCAAAAAAAGTATTGACACGTGATTCAATGAAAACTAAAACAGGCAAGACACGTTTGGGACCATTGAATGTAGCACAGTTGACCAAGTTGTTGGAAGGTGCTCGCAAGAAACATGCGCCTAAAATCAAACGTGCTATCGCTGAACGAACAGTCACACAACAAGTTTCAACAAAAGTTTCTGCTGAGGCAGTAGCAGAGTAAATAAAATAACGCCCCCTTAGCTCATTTGGTAGAGCAACTGATTTGTAATCAGTAGGTGACCTGTTCGAATCGGGTAGGGGGCACCAAACACTATATGTCATCATCTTCAGCCAAATTAGCAACCCAATTAATTGAGAGAGTTAAGAATCTCAAGAAGCACACTGTCATGCTAAAAATAGATGGATTCACTGGACATGGACCAGTGCCATTTGATCTCAAGATCACCAAAGGTTTGGCCACTGTAACACTGCTGGCAACTGATATGCTTGATGCCAAGCGACAAGTGAGTGCATATTTTGGCAGTGATGATTGGGTAGATTAGTTAACAATAGATTTGACAATTAACCAGTAAGCATGTATAATAGCTGTATTGAATGAATTAAGTAGTAAACAGAGTTTGTCTCTATAGCTCAATTGGTTAGAGCATCCGACTCATAATCGGCAGGTTCCAGGTTCAAGTCCAGGTGGAGGCACCAAGTAGCAAAGCGGGATTAGTTTAATGGCAAAACAGCAGATTTCCAATCTTCGGTCGAGAGTTCGATTCTCTCATTCCGCTCCAAAGTTTTAAACGTTCTTTAGACAATTCAAGTAGTACGATGCGCATATGGCGAAATTGGTAGACGCGCCAGATTTAGGTTCTGGTCTCAACGGGTGGGGGTTCGAGTCCCTCTATGCGCACCAAAGATTTACAGTAGAATGTATGCCCGAATGATGGAATAGGTAGACATAGCAGACTTGAGAGTAAAATTTGAGTGCCCTGGGGGAAATCCTAGGAGTAGAATTCGTCAAATTCGGTGAACGCTTTAAAATGCCAATACCGAGCGAAGCTAAGTAAGAAATTACTTTGAACGTGTAGAGACTAGACGGCGAACATCTAAGGTAGCAATACTATGATGAAGGTATAGTCCAGACCGCAAACTGAAAAGGTAGCGAAAGCTATAGTGGTAAGAAAATCTGCCGGCGCGAGCCGTCCCGGTTCAAGTCCGGGTTCGGGTACCAGATTATAATAAATAGATATATGAAATTTAACATTTATGTAAACAGTATGTTTTACAGGTCACTGGACTTGGGAGATGTAGAAAAGTACAATCCCAAGACTATCACTGATATCGTATTTGCCGACAGGGATGCAGGTCGTATTCCTGATAGTTTTAATACCAGTCAGGGCTTGTCAATTCGTATTGAAAAAGTAATTTAACCAATTAATGCATCGTTAGCTCAGTTGGTAGAGCGTCGCCTTTACACGGCGAATGTCGGCGGTTCGAGCCCGTCACGATGTACCATTCACCCTAACAGAAGAAAACACAATGAACAAGATATACGGACTTGATGGCATGGACGGCAGAACATCATCATTAGCTGCCAAACAAATTGGCGGCAAAGGTGGATTGTTTGATTTGGTGCTGGTGGCCAGTATCAGAGTAAGAGAACTTAAAAAAGGCCATGCTCCCAAAATAAACACTGGTCATGGCATCACCGTAACAGCACTGTGTGAAATTGAACAGGGTTTTATTGGTAGAGATTATCTACGCAAATTAAAGTAATAACATAAGGCTCTCTAGTTCATGTTGGCAGAACATCGGTCTCCAAAACCGAAGAGCGCGGATCGTCACCGTGGAGAGTCGCCAAAACAATGCATCAGTGGCAGAGAGGTCCAATGCACGGGACTGCAAATCCTGAAAACCACAGGTTCAAATCCTGTCTGATGCTCCAAGTGCAGGTAGCAACACATTAACATAAAGGAAAAATCATGCAAGTAAGCGCAAGTCATATCTTAGTAGAAACAGCAGAACAAGTGAATCAATTGAAGGCACAGATTCAAGCAGGCGAATCATTCAGTGAATTGGCCAGAAAAATCTCCAAGTGCCCCAGTGGTGGCAATGGTGGTAGTCTGGGTACATTTGGCGAAGGTCAAATGGTCAAGCCTTTTCAGGATGCAGCATTTGCACTAGAAGTAGGTGGATTGAGTGAGCCTGTCCAAACACAATTTGGATATCATTTGATTCAACGTACTGCCTAAGCACAATCGCGGGATAGAGAAGTAGTATCTCGTTTGGCTCATAACCAAAAGGTCGCTGGTGCGAATCCAGCTCCCGCAACCAATAACCCTGTCAATTTAACTGTTGACAGGGTATTTTTTTAAGTGTACAATAACTAACTCAACAGGGAGATTACCATGAAAGACGAGAGCCATTTACCAGTAGCAGAGCAAAGTCTGGTGTTCAGACTGCGCAAACGAGCAGAGATACGCAGACAGATACCCAGCCGCAAAAGTGTGGAAGAAGGCCGGAGTGACCGCATGGCAGACTTGCTGGATGAAGCGGCTGACTGTATTGATGCACTCACCAAACGAATCATCAGCCGTGGTTGATTAGACCAGTGCAATGTCAAATACCCAACTGTCCATTACCTCATCAGTAACGTACTCAAAGGGTATCCAACAATAGCCACGCATACACCAATCATCCCCAAAACTATTTCTGGCCAAGAACAATCGTTTTTCTAAATCATATCCCACGAAGCACATTGCATGACCGCCCAGTGGCTGTTCAGTTTTACCTGGCATGTCCAGTATAAAATCTTTGGTATACTCTAAATTATCAAATGCTGAGTATACTCTGAAACTGAACATCACTGGCAAATCATTGGTCAGCGCATCAACTGTGTCATTGACATTGAGCAACCTATAGTAGTTTCTAATATTTCTGCTTTTGCCATCCTGGTAACTTTCTACCGTGGGTGCCATGGCAAAATTATTTATATTATATGGCCACTTGGATTCACTGCACACACCATACTGGTATACTGCCTTTATGGCATCACGTAGATAAGCACCCTCATCTTCATCAGTATCTCCTTCAATCAGTCTGGCGTTATAGTATACGTACAGTCTACTCAAATCAATGAACTTGTCAGGCACTTCTTTGTTCATCAACAGTTCATAAGCTCCCACTACTGATTGCCCAGTACAACTGCCCAAGTGCCCCTGATCTTCTACACTACTACACCAGGGACGTAAGTCCACACGCTCTTTGAGAGGAATTTGGCTTGACATGTAAATAAAATCTCGCCAATCCTCTCTATCTGCTTTTACTTTATAATTATTATTTTTTTGTATAAGCATTGGTTTATCTTTAGTATTTGAACTTGTTGGGAAACTGCTGAATAATTCCATTAGAAAAGATATCAGCAAAGCTCATGGTGCCATCAGGTTGACCAGCAATCATTATGGCATTTACTCGGTCCACTGATTCAGCATCTGCAGTCCAATCTTTCTTTTCTCTGGCTTCAGCCTGAACAATCCACTCATCAGCAACTTTGGTAAGTATGCCCATTACTGCATCCTCTGGCCAAAATCTCATGTTCACATTGTCCAACAATCTGGCTATGTCCTTGATATCAACGGTGAGTCTTTGTTTCAAGTCAGTGGTACTCTTGCCCGACTTGATGGCTTTTACTATTTCACCCAATGATTTTACCATTGAGGTAACGTGCTCGTTGAATCTGATGGAAGCAATGGTGCCATAGTACTCATTGATCACTTGACTCAATGCTGTTACATCTTTCTTTAATTGATCAGCAATTGCATCAACGTCATTGCCACCATTAATTGCACTGACAATATAGCCGTGTACTCTGTTGACAAAATTACCAAACAGATATCTGGATGCCAACTTCAGGTCAACCATTGACTGTGTGTCTGCCATTGTGGGAGGCACTGGCGGCTCGCAACTCATAGCAGCTTTGATCTCGTTTGCTATGGGATGGTCAAAATGTTCTTCTACGATGGTATGTGTTATTTTTTTGTACATGATTTTCTCTTTTTAGAATTTATTAAATTATACGCCAAGCACCAGCACGGAACACAACTGAAAGACTTGCATTGTTCCCTAAACTCTTAGTAGCAGTGCTATCTAATAATTGTCCACCGGTGCCAGTTACTGTGGTAGCACCACCTGCACCTTCATTCTTGACGATGTAAGTTTTACCGGTAACACCTGTGGGTAATGTGACAGTGGTTGGGTTAGCAGTAACACCAATATACTCATCAGTTGCAAGTGCGGTGTAATTTACCGCAGTGCCAACTGTTTGTAAGATGCCTTCGGCTGCAGCGTTAATAGTAACGTCACCTGTACCGCCAATTGGTGATATCGTAATATTAGTGCCTGCAATAATCTTAGTGACACCAGTGTTATTAACTGTAAATGATGCGTCAGGTCCTGAACTAACTAAACTGGTGATACTAATACCATTGCCTGCTGAAGGCGTGACACTGGTGATAACGCTGTTGCCATTTAGTGTTAAGTTACCTGACACATTGGCATTTACAATGTTAGCATTACTTGTAACTGTTACATTAGTAACTGACAAGGTATTTGTAGTTGGATCAAATGTTAGGTTACCGCTGTCAGTAAGTAATCCACTTGCACCTGCAAATGTGATTCTACCCTGAGTCAATGCACTGTCAGTAATATTACCAAATGTAATATTGGCTGTTGGTGCTACACTCTGTTCAATAGATATAACGCTATTTGCGTCAACATTGATATTTGCACCAACTTGTACTACGCCAAGTTCGGTAGTGCTTGCATCTGGAAATAAGTATGACATTTTTTCTCCTTGTTGTGAATGTCGGTTTTAGCTTGCGCTAATGTAAGTAATAGTACCTACAAATCTTGTTGGGGTCGCCCCTGCTTGAACTTCAGCATAGGTCAATCTGCTGTTGTCTGCGTCATTGTGAATTTCGTACAGCAACACTGAAGTTGATGAGCCTGCGACGGTGCCTGTAATATATGATGCGTTAATGTTTAAGTTTTGAAAAACACTAACAGTTAAACTACCCTGTATGCCAGTACCAGCAATGCTGGCGAATGGTAATCCATTTAACGTTAATGTGTTGGTATTGGATCCACCTGCTTTTGTTGCCACAGTGATATCAAAGTAACAGATAACTTGTTGGCCCATCTTAGCATAGGTAGCTGTGTTGACGGTTAGCGTAATAGTTCCAGCAGTAGCAACAGCAACAGTTGGTGTCCAAGTACCGATGGTGGATCCACCTCCACCACCAGTGCTTGATACTACCCCGTCTGTGATGGTAATATTAGTTCCGGCGCTGACTATGCCAAGTTCTGTACCGTTTGCAATTGGGAATAAGTATGACATTATATTTCCTTTATAATATTTTCCAGATTGTGCTGTCAAACACACACGTGATTGCGGCATTGCTGCTCAATGTTTTAAAGGCACTTCCCTCAACAGTCTCGCCTCCGGTTCCTTGAACTCGTATATTTCCAGCTGATTGATTTTTTACATAATAAACTCTACCGAGAATGCCTGTGGGTAAAGTAATGGTTATGTTACTAACAGTAGCACAGACATATTGGTCAACGGCCGAAGCTGTATAATCAACAGCGGTATATTTTATAGTTAAAAAATCATTCATGATATTAGAGAATTTTCCACTCTACGCCACTATACACCAGTGTCAGTGCTCCGTATGGTGCATTGATAATTGCTGTAGCAGCACCATCAATGGTACCAGCGGCTGGAGTGATAGTAATAGGTGTTGCTGGAGCAGCTAATCCAAGACCATCTTTAAGATAGAATACTTGTCCTGTTACGCCAGCAGGCAATGCTACTGCAACCGCAACTGGGCCTGGCACTTCATAACTGACAACTTCATCTGTAAGTAATACAGTGTCTGGGGTAGCAACTGCAATACGCACTGCTAAGATATCTGGACCAGTTGCTGCAATAGTAATAGTAGTAGCACCAGTGTTTGTTACTGGCGTGACTGTAATGCCGGCGCCAGCGGCGATTGATAGCGAATTATTTGTATATGACATTTTAGTTTCCTTTTAGTTGGTTAGTGTTTGCCAGTTTGAGCCATCCCAAATAACTTGGATATGGCTGTAGTCCACATTAAGGATGGCAAAACTCACTCCGTTAATGGTCGCACCGCCTGAGGCAGTAATGAAAATAGGGTTTGTTTTAGCATTCCCCGAATAGTCTTTGATATAGTAAGCAGTATTTTTGCCCGCCGCAATAGTGGGCAACACAATTGATGAGGTGGCGGGGACGTTTACCAATACCACTTCGTCAGTGTCTTTAACTGAGTAGGGTGTTACAGTAACTACGTTGAGATTATAATTAATTGTCATAGTGGTTCCTTAACTGATTCTGGTCAGTGTTACTTTAACACTGTCACCTGTTGGTCGTACCGGTCCCACTGCGGCTGGAAGTGCTGCTAATTGCACAGTTACATCAGCACTCGACCAACACATTTCAATATTACCACCTGCGGGTATGTTCAATGTAAAATTACCACTGGTGAAAATTTGACTTAATGTATTAGTGAGTTCTAAATCTTGTCTAGATCCTGATACATCAACACCGTTCAATCGTAACCAAACACTCATTGAACTTGTGCCACCTGATGTTTTATTCACAATAAGTGTAAACATCTTGGTGTAGGTACCGGCATTGACTACAGTAATAGCAGTACCACCAACAACACTTATCCCATTCGCAGGCCCTGTGTTAGTAAAGGTAACTATATTGATGGCATTTGCAACAGGATTTGTCTGCGTACCGTCTGTAAAGAATCCATAATTTAATAGACCAAGTGTAGCGGTGACTAATCCGTTAGTGACGCTCAATCCAGTGCCAACTTGCATAAGACCAAAGTCGGCTGTGGTTGCTAAGGGTGCTTTATAACTCATTATTAATCCTCGGATCCAACGATGTACTCATAGTCCTTCATTTCAAGAACATCGCCTTCCTCACATAATTCTATTAATCGTTCTGTGACTAAATGAAGATCAACATCCTGTTGGGCATCTTCTCTTGCATACTCCAATAAACGGATCATTAATGGAACATTAATATGAATCACATCTTCTTCATCTTCTAACCGAACTTTCATAGCTGGCAATCCATTAAAATGTTCTTCCAGCGTATTAGTTGATATTCGTTTGTACAGTTTTACTTCTTTATCTATTTTGCTTTTATAGCTTGGTGCACCTGAGGCCATCCATGACTCACACCACCATTTTGGTTTTACTATTGCATCCCATTTAGCACATCGTCTGGATGCGAAGTCAAATGCCTTACAGGTAAAACAACTTTGTCCTGCCGGTGCGTTACCGTATACTGCAGGCTGATAACTATCGGGCAGTGATTTTGGGATCGGAGTCCCGTTTGGATATAGGTCTGGTCTTTTATACATAATTGCTCTCCTTTAATATCATGCAATACTCCATTCAGTTCCGTTGAATACAAATTGTAAATTACCATAGTTGGCGTCAATGGTAGCTGCAGCCGATCCGTCAATTTGCTGTCCAGCTGTGCCTTGGACAGTAATGGGAAAATTAAACGCATTTCCAAAACAATCCTTAACCATATACACTGTGCCTAGTATACCGGTCGGTAATGTAATTGTAACCAACCCATTTGTTAATACGCACATGAAGTAATCGGTACTTAATGCAGTATACGTCGGAGTAACTACATTAGTAACGGCAACTGGACTTGGTAGACCTGGAGGTCCGGGAGGGCCTGGAGGGCCAGGCGGTCCTACTGGACCAACACCATTATTGACAAAAATATCAGTACCAGCGCCACCATACTGTGCAATCACAGGATATACTCGTCGTGCAATAGGTCTACGAAATACTCTACGAACTGGCATTCTGGTACGTAATAATCCCAAATTATTAAAAAACATTATTTATCTCCGTTGGTTTCACGCTGACGCCAAAAATTAGGTATCATATTTTTCACTGAGGCTGAGAATGTGCTTTCATTAACATCATCAGGTTCTTTAACTACTGGCGCAGCAGCTACTGTTGGCTCAGGCACAACAACTGCGGGTTCAACCATACTGGTTGGAATAGGCATCACTGGCATTACCGGTGCTATGGGCGCTACTGGTGCTATAGATGCCACAGGAGTCACAGTGGCTTCAGGAGTTTCTATTCCTGTTGCCAAGTATGTTTGCCAACGAGAATCAATTGGTGAAGGAGTGTAGGTGACTTCAGTTTTATTTTTAGTTATTTCACTGATAGCAGCCACTTCTCTTTTGGTCAAGCCACCTTCAGCCTCAGCCTCAGCAGGTTTGGCACTGTCTGGATTTACAAAATTATACAGTGTGAGAGCCTTGGTCACTATCTCTGCCTCTGAGGGATAGGGAGCGAAGGGTGGGTAGGGTAATTTGATGCGCCTAGTGCGCCAAGATTCATCACATTCGGCCAGCCACTTGTT